TCTGCCAACCCCATTGCGCTGTGACTTGCACATACGGCACATTTGGTTGCAGTTGTATCGGGAATGTTTTGCCACCGATTGCCATGATGTTGTTGTAAGGCTTGCTGTTAAGCGAGGCATTCAATGGCTCTAACTGGTAGTCAACGCCTTGTGTCCAAGTTTGGTCGTATGTGCCGTTGCCTTGCGTGCTTACTTTGACAGTGACGGTTGTGTTGGCAATGTCCTGAACAGGCACATTGTAATAATCAAACGGGTACACAAGAATGGCTGTTGATGCTGTCTTATAAAACCAGCGTCCGCAATAACCGTCAATGCGCCTGCTCGCGCTTTCAATTGCTTGCTCTAACAATGTGTCATCAACATTGTCTGTTATGCGTAATGCTGATTTGACCTGCGCCAATGTTGCGTAGCCATTCGAGATAGCCATGTGCTACTTCTTGCGCTTGGTTGGCTCTGGCTTTGTTGCTGTCTCAATAGTTGGTTCGTATGAAGCGGTTTCAACTTTGCTTGTCTTGTGTCCTAATGCCACGAGTGCTTCATCAACTGACGCAACACGCTTTGGCAAGTTGCGTGCGACATAACCTGCACGCTCAACGAGCAACGCTTTAATTTCTAAATCTTTGTTTGACATAAGTTCTCCTAGATGGTGAGTGCAGTGCAATGGGGATGCACTGCACTCACATCATAGATGGATTAGAAGGTTGGTGTGACCAAACCCGTTCCGTTGATTTGCGACCATGCGCTTGGGTAACGATTTGCAGTGAACGCTGAGTAGCCGTACACAATCATCGTTACATCAAGTTCACTTGCCTTTGGTTGCTCAAATCGCAACATCATTGGCTCGCCACTGCCCTGTTCCCACAAGTGCAACTCTTGCGAGTTACCAACATAGATGGTGTCTTGGTTTGTGCTTGCGCCTTTGTCTGTTGCAATCGTTGCATCAGTGAACACTGGCAATCCTGCGATTGAGTAACCACTGTTGCCGTACACAGGCGCACCGTTTCCGTAAGCAAATGCAGGCTGTCCTGAACTTGATGGAGTTGGTACTGCAAGTGGGCGGTTCTGACCGTCAACTGCCGCCAAAATGAAGGCAAGTCGGCGTGGGTGCATGATGATTACATTCGGTCCAGCAAAGAACGAAGTCTGTACCTTCTGCACTGAGTCCAACAACTTCGGATACAGTTCTGCAACTGTTGGCGAAGCGTCGGTGTAAGTAACAGCGTTACCTGCAGACGAGAACAATTCAGCAACAACTGCTGTGTTCAATGTCGTGTGGTAAGCCGAAACCAAGTCAGCCATCACAAGCGAGTCAATGTTTGTGCCACGCTCTAGTGCTTGGCGCGAAACATTTTGCTGACCAGCGTATGTGTTCACCGAAATGTCCAACTTGGTGTCGTCCATGTTGGTTTCGGAAACAGATGCGCCTTCGCTTTGCGATGCAACAGAAGTTCCAGTTGTTACCTTTGAAATTGACAAGGTAAGTCCTGCGTCTGGCAGTGCGTGCTTGCGTGCCAAGTCTGCTGTTACACGACCTGCACGGGCGTATGGTGCCGCCAAGTCGGTCAAGAACTGCGGAACGATGAGTCCAGCAAAGTTGCTTGAAGTCACATCTCGGCGTTCAATTCGTTCTTCGTTGGCATGGCGTGCAAGTCGTTCAGCGGCGTTGTAGTCGTTGTTGAACTGTGCGGCGTATGCGTCTGCGATGAATGAGGTTGAAGCCTGTGGGCTGTAGGTGCGTGCTTCACGCTTTACAACTGCAGGTGCAACTCCGCTTTCTTTGCGCACTTCTTTGGCTTGCGCACTGCGTGCTTCAAGTTCTTCGTGGTGCGAAATGTTTGCGTCAAGACTTGAAGCATCTTTCAATGCTTGTGCAATCTTTGCATCTTCTTCGGTTGTTAAATCGCGTGCTTCGGTTTCTGCCGAATCAACGATTGCTTGTGCGTCAAGGAGTAGCGCACTGCGCTTCTCTTTGAGTTTCTCGGACATTGACATAATGACTGTTCTCCTATTGAGTGTTGGGTTTATTAGGTGCAAGTGTCCTTGCCAGTGACTTACTCAGTCGGCTGTTGAACGGCTCTGCTTGTGCGTTGAATTGCTAACTGTGCTCGTCGCAACGCCAACGAACTTGTTTTCACAGTAGTCGTGTCTGTGTCGTTTGATTGTGCATTGCGTAACTGCACCATTGTTTCTTCGTATGCAGGGTAAGTAACAACGCTCACATCAAACAACTTGACTTCTTTGAGTTCACGAGTTTTCTTGTCTGAACTCCAACTGTCTTTGACTGGCTCGAATGCGAAACTCATTTGACTTACATCGCCTCTGCGAAGCGCACTCATTACACGAGCCGCATCAGGGTTGGCTTCGTCTAAGTCTGCCTCAACTCGTAAGCCTTTATCATCTTCCATGATACGAAGCGTGCCACTCTTAGTCCGTGCAAGAGGTACGCCTTCGTGGTCAACGAGCAAGCGCACATCTGCGCCATCGTTAATTGTTTTGGCAAATGCGCCACGCCTTACAAACTCAGTCCACGGCAACGGTTCGCTTGGCGAATCAAACACGGCGGCATAACCAACAAGCGTGTTGCCATCACCCTCTGCACGAATTTCTAAATTGCTGTAAGCAATACTGCGCTTCTCGTTAGTAGTAACAACCCAACGGTTGCCAATGCCTGCACTCTCGTCACTCATAGGCATATCGCCTGCAACAACTTCATCTTCAGCCTCTACTACTTCTGTTTCTTGTTTTGCTTCCCATGCGTCACAGTACATTTCAGGGTCACAGCCAGCGTCCCATTTCAAACAGAAGTTGCGCTCAGCATCAAAGTATTCACAGTTGGCACAAGAGCGTCCTTCGGGAACATTGTCGCTGTTCGCTGGGCGATAACTCATTGGCAGTTCGCGCATGACTACTTCGTCTGTTGTTGTTTCTTCGTTCATGTCCATCGCTTCTCTTTCTTCTTCTAGTCTGCCAACTACATCGTTTGCATATTCCATTGCACGCCTCGCATCTGATTTACTTGGACCACTGCCCCATAACAAATGAGCAACGAGTCCAGGCGTTATCTCGTCACCTTGAACTGCGTCTAAATCTACAATGTGGCGTGCTATCCACGGCCCAATTTTGCGCCACTTCTCCTCTGTGACTGTTCCCGATGCCATCTTGCGTGCGTCCTCAACTGTTTGCGGTACTACGCCATCGCCACTCAAACCTTCTTCATGCAACTCAACGCCACGCTTGGCGGCACTTCGCATGTACGCAGGCGGTTCAAGATTTACTGCTCGTTGTTCAAACATTGTTAGTCCCCATCTGGCGATAGCACACGAACATTGGTTGTGCCTGAGTTTGTTACGCCATACAAATCATTTGCAAACGGCAAGTGGATTTCTAGTGTTGAGTTGTTTTCTAAGTGCAGTCCTGTTGCCGTTGTGACTGTGCTGTCGCCAAGATAAGTACTGCCACTGGTTGTATGTAACCAGATAATGCGGTTCTGATTATCAGATGCGATTAACAATGTTGGCGATGTTGTAACTGTTACGGCTACTGATTTCATGCTGGGCGTTCCTTATCGCTACCTAGCGGTGGCACAACTCCTGTTGGCAAGAATGTGAAGTTGTCGCCACCTTCATACGGTTCGCGTCCTTCAATGTGGCGTGCTTCGTTTGGTGTAAGCATGCCTGAGGATATTTGTATTTGGCTTGCACGAACTCTTGTTGCCAAGTCTGCTCGCAAGTATTCATCGGCATTGAAGCGCACACTTAAATCAGGCGGCAACATTTCACTTATTGCGCCTTCAATTCTGCGCATGTATGGCAACAGTGTGTGTCGCACAAAGTTGATACCAGCACTTTCAACATTTTGATATGTTTGCGAATCGCCACCAGTGCCGTTAATTAGGTGCAACGGGATTCGGTATGCACGAGCAATGTCACGCACAATGCTTTCACGATGCACCATTGTGTCCATGTCACTTGCACTCGCCGCAATCGGTCGCCATTTCAATCCGCCAGATAGCACTGCTGGCTTGCGTGTCTTGTAGTGCATGTCTGTCCATGTATCACGCAACACTTGTGCTTGGTCAGGTGTTAGTTGGTTTTCAGTTTCAAGAACACTTGATGGCGTTGCACCATCGCCATAGAAGGCGGCAAGGTAACGGTTGATTGAAATGTCTGTGCCAATAATGTTTCGCATTGCGTCAATAGGTGAGATGCCACGCCATTGCCCCGGCAAGCGCAACCAATCTATTTGGCGAATTACATCTCGCCCGAACAGTTCTTTGTTGTTGTTGCCGATTTGGTAAAGCATTGTTCCATCGTCATTAGGCAAATGCTTAATGCTCAATGGATTTAAGTTGCGCAATTCAAGAGGCATGCCAACACGGTCAGTTGGTGCATACACAAAGTCAACGCCATGTATTGCAAGTGTTACGACTGTTTGGTGTACGAAGTCAAACATCAACTGTTCATCGTTTGGTCGGCGCAATACTTCAGGTGTTGGTAAGCGTTCCCATCTGCCACCTGTGTCGCGCATTAACTCCAACGGCATTGTTGCAACGCTGTCTGCAAGCAAAGTTACTGACGCAATCATTGCACTACTTGCAAACACATTGGCTTCGTTAATAACTTCGCCTGTGTAGTTGCTGAACAATGGGCGTGCAGTTATTTGATACGGGTCAATGTTTGTTGGAAGTGCTCGCACTTCTTTGCGACCAAATAAATCTCTTAAAGCCATGTCGTCACCATACCTGTTCAACACTAGGTGTTGGCGTGCTAGTTGCTCGCCGTGTTGCTCTATCTAATGCCATGCACATTGCAATCGCCGCGTCAATCTTTCTGCGTGACTTGCCTTTGCTTAATCGCCAACCGCTTTCAGTCATGCGTTGTGCGGCCGAAAGAACTTGGTCAGTAAACATTGGCGCACCATCGTGAACAACTTTGTTTGTAACGATTAAGTCGTATGCAGTACCGCAGGCAGGAATCATTCGTTGGCTTGACTGTGGGAACTCAACCATTGGCAAGCCTTCATCAAACAATGCTTCAGCACTTCGTTGGAAGTATGCAGGGTCATAGGCAAACTCACGCACATTGTATTTGCGATGCAGTTCGCGCAAGTGTTGCTCAACATCAGCAACGCTCATATCGCCTTGGTCGGGATGCCAAATCTTTGCGTCAACAACAATGCGCCCATCGCTCTGTGGCTGTGCAATAACAACTGCGATGCTGTCGTACTTCATTGCCATGTCTATACCAACCCACGCATCATCAGTTGTGTTTATTGCGCCATCGCCTACGCACTGTTCCCATGCACCAACAGGCAACCAAGACTCTTGTGTTCGTACCCATTGATTGAGGCGGAAGCGCCTGAACGCCATCTCACTTGTTTGCCTTGCACTGACTTCCATATCTTCTTCGTCAATCAAACCAAGTGCAAGGTTTGGATTTGCTTTGCGCCATTCAACCTTGTTTGTTATTGCGCATTCAGGTTTGGCTTCCCACCAATAGAAGCCAAATGAATCGTCTTGTATTTCGTTTGCTGATACTGACTTGCCATAGTTGTACAAACGCCCAGCCAAACTATCTAAGTCAAAGCCTGCAGTTGTAATTGCAATCGCCAACGGGTCAATGCGAGCGCCCGAACCAAGAGTAAGTGCGTCCCACAAATCGTCATTAGGTTGCACATGCAACTCATCAAAAATTACTAGCGATGGATTTAAGCCTTGCTGAAGTTTGCCATCGCTCGATAGCACACGGTAAACAGCGCCATGACGAGGCACTTCAATTG